AAATAGGAACATTATTAATATAGCCGCTACTTGAGCTGCCGCCTGTATCCATTTTTTATATATAAATTATTTCTTTCCCTTGTTTACGACAGCAGTTGTTCTTACTATGACACGTTTGGCAATATATGTATCTATCATCATATCTAAACCTGAAACATCTCTTTCGATCAACACTACACCTCCTACTTTCCATCCAAAATATTTAACTATAGGATCGTCCTCTGATATTTGTTCCATATGTTTATACGTCTTTTTGATAGCTTTCGATTTTTCAGCGTCCATCAATGTGTGCTTAGGCACATATACATGTTTAGAAACGTTAAATATAAGCTCTTTATCGAAAAATATCCAGTGGTCAGTATATCTTAAATCGGATATACATTTCTTAGATACAGTGGAGAATGGTATTTTACTAATCAGTATGAGCTCGTCATATTTGATTCCGGTTTCGATACCTTCAACTATGACTACTATAGCGTCAGCTATAACCTTGATAACCTGTTGACCTCCAGCTTGGTCTATAAATATAACCATACATCTTTTATTATCTTTAAAATAAACATTACCTAAAAGCGTACGTTCTGTATATTTAGCATTTTCTGGCAAATTTATAGTTTCAAGATAAGGAATCCATTCGTTATCAACTTCACCAGATACCAGTTTTTCTACATAACTGGTAAACTGATCTTTTGGCATATTTAACATAACTTTTTCGCTTTCTGGAACATCGTACCCTCTATCTATCATCATCTGGATCTGTGTAATTTTGACATTATGTAGATCAAAATTACCTGGCCTTATAAAAGAAGATTGATCCATATTGATATAATATTACCAAGGCTATTAAATTATGGCTTTATCATCTGGTGCGATAATAGCTATCGTATTGATATCTATATTTATATTAATCATATTGCTATTTATTATCATTTTCATTATCACGCGTAAAAGTAAGAAAGGACTGGATGACACATGTGATAAATGTAGTGATTGTAAATCTGGGCTCGTGTGCTATAAAGGTCAGTGCAAAGCAGGTTTAGGAGAAGATTGTGATAATATTGGAGACTGTGCTAATCATATGGCATGTATAAAGGGTGTATGTAAGAAAAGAAAGCGTAAACGTATGGATGTAGATAAAAATGGACAAATAGAAGTAGACACTATAAATAGTTCTGTTTCTACTAAAGAGGGGTGTTCTACTAAAGAGGGTCGTTCACATTATATAGTCGGTATAAATGCAGAAACAGATAAAAGGAATAATAAAATGCAATATGAAGAAAAGTGGAACCCTGATGACAATATGACGGAAAGTAGCAATAATAAAGATTGTATATCAGATATATGTAATTATTCAAGTTATACTATATATCTAATGAGCAATAACGATTTTATAGTATCAGAAGGAGATAATACGCGAGATGTTCAGTCTAATCTAAAAATATCACATATCGTTAACTTTGATGGGTATATTTATGCTATATCTGAAGAGAGATTATATTATTTAGACAACAATACTTTAGACACTAATAAATGGGACTGGATTAGAGTATCATGGTCTCCTGTAAATATAATAGATATGAGCGTACCGCACGATGGGAGTTGTATTTGGGTAAGATGTAGAGATAAGGGATATGTATATAATTGTGAAGGTAAAATTATTGAAAATGTAGATAATCCTTACAGAAGAACATATGGTGTAGATAGACATAATTATGTATCTTTTGACAACAATGGCGACGGTGTTATACAACCAGGAAATAAACCTATACTTAAGATTAAAGATGCTTTGATAGATCATAATGGCGAATTATATATTCTCAATCATAAAGATAATTATCGAATGATGAAATTGGTTAATTGGAAGCCATTCTATATTCCTTGAGTATAAACATATTAATTAATATATTTTTTTAAAGACTGATAGGCATTAGATTCTTTTTTCCAGTGAATTTATTTTTGGCCATTTTGCATACGATTCCTGTAGCGACGAATAGACGCACTTCGTCCTCGAGATAGTAAGGCTCATATAACTCTTTTTGATTCTTGACTGTTAGAGCATCCACAGCAACGTCAGGACAAAACTGTGTACCTAATTTCCAAACTGTCACTTGTGCCATATGTCTTAACATTAGATATGGCAATAGTTCTTGGAGCGTTATCAACGTGTCATGTAACACAACATTATTGCCTAAATTTAGGTTAAGTTTGACATCATATAAACACTGCATTTTAGCTTCCTCTAGCATTTCTCCCTCGAATTGTATCTTACCATGCTCAAAATAATCATCTGTAGATATAGACACGAATCGGTCGGATACCTTGTGTCTTTCTGCTAACGTTTTCTTACCTGATCCTACTGGACCTCTTAAGATCAGAAGATGAGGTAGATCGCCTCTTACATTACAAAAATTATTATCTACGTTTCTAATAACATTTTCTAGTGAAAATCCTGGAGGTAACATTGTACCCTCCTTGATATCAACGTATGACTGCATTTTGTCTTAATAGTGTATCGTGAAACAATACTTTAGATTTAAGATATATTAAATAATATATCAATTTTAATAGATCAAGTCAAAGTATACTATATTGAATGTGTTGCGATATAATCTTGTATTACAGGTTTTGTATCATCTGGGACCTCAATATCTTCCCAGACCCATCCAAATTCCCAACCAGGAGTACCTTGTTTGTTCAGATAAATCTGATGTATGAATTCTACTGGTTTGAGGAGATAATTTTGTTTTATAGCTTCTTCCATAAAATCGTAAATCTGTTCTTCGATAGTATCTTGTGATAATGCTATTATACTAGAGACATTGTCAAAATACCATTGAATGAAATCATAATTGTCATTTTCTACAGATGCGTGTCTGTAAGCTCCACTGTCGTCTTGAACTCTATCGTTGAGTATGTATTGTTGTAAAAGTTCATTCTGCTCTCCACGTATCATATCCACTACCAATTCACTATCTAACGGGATAAGTTCTTGGTCAGTAGTTAGTAATATATCCAAAATATCTGCTCTGCCTTGGAAAGATGCTACCCTAGCAAATTCCCAATATTGATAGCGATCATCGTCGATGGTAAAATCTCCTAATTCGGCAACGAATGTGGCAATGTCGTCATCGTCGATCGCTTGTAATATACGTTCTCCCCGTTCGTCGTCCATCTTTTTTTTACAAAAAAATTATTTAATTTTTCAATTTCAATTTATCGTTAAACACCAGTAGAACCGAATCCACCACTCATGCGATCCGTTTTGAGCTGACTAAATTGTTCAGTATCCATTTTAACAAATGTCATCTTTACTACTGGTGTACATACAGCCTGTGCAATTCGCATTCCGTTCGTGACTACAAATAGCTCACTACCATGATTGATTAAAATTACACCTATCTCGCCACGATATGAAGAGTCTATCGTTCCGGGTGTATTAAGTACAGTTATTCCTTCTTTGAGAGCTAATCCACTCCTAGGTCTAATTTGTAACTCGTAGCCTTCAGGTATGGCAACTCTAATTCCTGTCTTAATACATTTTCTCTTACCGGGATATATAAATATTCGTTGACGATCGTCAATATAGTGAGAAGGTATATGTGCTACCAAATCGACACCTGCAGCTCCAGAGTCTGCATATTTAGGTAAAAGGTGATCTTCCGTACATTCGATAGGAACACTGACATTATCCATGATAAAAGGATTTGTTGAAAATGATTAACAATATATACTTTTTGTTACAAATTGTCAACTATAACAATCAATTTTATTTTTATAATACCAAAATGTCAGTACGTTTTGAATGTGGCAATTGTGGCGAGATTAAATCTAGTCGTAAATTTAAAATATGTAATCTATGCCGCGACGAAATATGTTCGAGCTGTTTCGAATACCATAGAACCTTACCTGTAGAGAAGAGAGTGTGTCCTCATTGCAGTAAAGACATTACCAATGAGGTTCGATGTGTAATGGCTCCTTGTTATTGTCTCGATTGTAAAACGTATATGTGTAGTAGTTGCGTAGACAATGACGGGAGTGAGTGTCCAAATGGACGCTAAAGTGGATGCTAAAGTGGATGCTAAAGTGGATGCTAAAGTGGATGCTAAAGTGGATGCTAAAGTGGATTGACATAAATATATAATAAGTGTATTAATTAATATACTATTTTAATATTTTACAGATAATACGGCAGACGTATTATATGGTAATTTCTCACTAATATGTCCAATGGGATTTGATGTCACTACTACGCCTTTCTGTCTTCTGATATCGCATACATGATGAGTATGGCCGAATATCCATGCACAACTTCTATCTACCAGATAACCTAAATTGTTAGTATAAAGTGACTGATTATAATTACCAATATGTTCAGTTCTTTGCGTATCTTGTGCTAGTGGTGCATGGTGTGTGACGACTATAGGTGGTACAATCTCGTCGCGTATACTAGCTTTGATAAACTTAAGATGATTATAATATAAAGTATTTCTAGTTTTAATATTGAGCCCTCTGATATTAAAGAAATCGTTACTTTTACCGATATTATTATCTGTCTTCGACCATAATGTGCAACATATTAGTTTGGGTAACGATGGTTCAAGTTCTATAACTTTCTTTTGAGCGTATATAATACCATATTTATCACATAGATGTTGCATATATTTTTCTGTCTCAGGTATAGTACGCGATATATTATCTTCTTTCCAATATTCATGGTTTCCAGGGACATGTATGACTTTAGTAAAATGCTCAGTACACCAATTATAAAATATAGGCAATTGGTTATGTGAAATAGGGCTAATATCTCCTGCTAAGACTAGATAAGGGGATGGTGGGAAGATGTTATAGTACCAAAAGCCCGCTACAATAAACCAGAAATTTAGGAAAATACTAAATTTCTGGAGTTGTCTCTAGCGTAAGACAACGTTTTTAATTAGGATATTTCGGGCAGCCAAAGCGTCACGGTCGCCTCTGGTTTTACACCGGGAACACTGAAATGTCTCTTTACTTCCAACATCGTTCAGATGGCCACAAACACCACACGTTTTGGACGTATAGCTCTCGTTGACAATTACTAGTTTCTTGTTATGTCTGACACACTTGTAGGCCAGTTTTACCTTGAACTTATAGAAGGAAAACATATTCAGTAATCTCTTGGTAGTCTTGGATAACTTCTTACTCTTTAACATCTGGCTAACCTTGAATTCCGGTAAGAGTATGGTGTCGTAGTTGTCTATCAAATGCGAGATAGTCTTCCAGTGCAAGTCTTTTATCATATTCTTGATCTTCTTCCACTTTAGAAAAGACTGTTTAGGATCGATTATCTGGTCCACTTCTAGTAACTGTTGGGCCAAGATCTTACTAGCACCTTTTGCAACTACAATAGACTGTCCAGACGGATCGTAACCTACCATAAACTTTCTAATACCTGGATCTAACGAGATTATCCTATCCTTCTTGACGTTTAAACGGTCTTGCTTTTCGAGACGTTTATCGTCAGAAGGGAACCAGTCATACGGGACTGATAGATGAAGATAAAACCTTCCTGTCGGTTTCTCTTGGATAATCTCAAAACCCTTACTTTTGGGTAGAGAAGAAAAGAGAAGAGTCTTTCTTTTCCTCTTTCCGTTGGGACCTTTGTGAGTAGAGTATGTATAGACACTCTCAATCTTGTCTATAAACGAAGGATATCTGTTATCCTCAAATAACATAAAGGCTGTTAGGTCCTTCGAGGATTTAAAGTCAAACTCGAAACTGTCTATATTACCGGTCAGATAGTTACTGATGGCTGAATTGAGGTTTCCTGTAAACTTCTTGATAGCTCCTCTTACTATTCTGTTGTGGACGTTCTTCCACCAAGGGGGTCGAGGAAATTCATTCGCTTCCTCGTCATAATAGAACGACCTGGTATCCTTATCATAGACATATTTCCGAATTAAATCTCTAACCCGGTTATAATAGTATTTCTTGTTATCCAAGATATTCTCGTAGTGAGAGAACACTATTTGGATAACTGCATTATAGTACCATCTGAACTGATCTAGACTTTCTTTCAGTTTGGTTACCTCTTCAGGCCTTGGGTGCATTCGGAAGATGAGAGTTTTCAATTTTCCGGGTGAGAGAATGGCTTTTAAGTCCGTGGAGCCTAGCAGAGAATACTGTGACGATTGAAAGGAGGTCTTGGACAAGTTCTTCTTCTGGGGATGTCTTTGTTTGATCGAGAACCACGATTTTCCCAGAGGAGTATTTGGCGACGATTCTTTCGAAGAGTTCAAAATCGAACCGACACAATCTGTCTCTGTGGGTAACCACAATTTCTTGGATGTCTCCAGCGATTGAGGCGTCCAGAAGGGATAGAAACCCTTTTCGTTTTGAGTTGAGGCCTGATCCAATATCTTTAACAATTTCGTGATCTGGGAAGTTAATCCTGAAGAACTCAATCTGTCGTTCGAGATCGGACTTTTGTCCGTATGAGGACACTCGACAGTAACAGACTCTTCTTCGGACTTTACATATTTTGGATGTAGAGGATTGTCCAGACCTATCCTGTTTACCCTCAACCTTCTCACTTTTGGATCCATCTGCTAAGGCTAGAACGTCTTTCCAACAATACCTACGATGACCTCCTAATGTCTTTGTAGACGAAATACGACCAGCCTGTTCCCAGTTGTAGAGTGTCCTAGTAGTGATCTTGAGTACCTTGCAAGCCTCACAAGGTAAGCAGTACTGTTCTTCGTCCATGTCTTGGTTATAATTTTATAACTAAGTTCTTCTCTTTATGGGTATTTCTTACTTTTTCCAAGTTTGTTTTGCAGCTAAAACCCCCAAGTTCTACTATCTATGAAGTATATGTATCCTCTAATAATATTTAGGCGACCTTTCTTTCTACCATAACCTATTCTAAGTTTAATATAATCGGAGTATGTATTCAGGTGCTCTGATGGT